GTTGCTGTTCGACATTGCTGCCGAATCGACGTTTTGAAGTTGACCAGAAACTTGATGCTGTGTCAACTACTTTTTTCGATTCGACCCCTATTACTACGTAAAAAAGTTGAAAATGGGTGTTGTTTTGGGGTTGAACGACGATTCTCGGCCGCAAAGGGAATTGTGCGACGTCCCGCCCACTGCTTCGCTAATACGCCATGTAAGGGTGAAATGCCCGTAATTGCATGGTGCATGTGATTGGAACGACGTTGAATTGATTGGATTTTTTGGGGATGAAAAGAGAATGTTCAGTACTTTCCCCACACTTTCCTACGGAAAACGACCATTTCTCCCCATCGTCCCATGCACACACGACCCCATTAACCCTCTAAAGAGGGGTAAACCTGTGGAAATCTGTCATTATCTGTCCAGAATCTGTCTTCATGGCATCTCTGATGCTGTGCGGGGCGTGGGATGTGCCTGATCGCATTATGCGGGCGGGGGTGGCGTGGCCACGTGCGTCGCGTCGGGCGTCCTGAGCCTCTGTATATGGGGTACTCACACACACTCTTCCTCTAAAAACACGCTTTCGCCCTACACCCATTCCCCCAAAGGCTTACATTTCGATGGCCAAGTCTCAAATATACCGGGGTCTATACACCAACAGCTAATTATTTTTTCTACAAAGAACTCAAATCCGAGGAATCCGGCCGTACCAAGTGGTAGATTCTGATATCAGTTCTGATTTCAGAGCTGAAAACAGGATGCAACCTAATAACCAATAAACCAATAAACCTATCTACCCCGGCTGGACAAGTGATCGGGGATGGGGGGTCTTCTCTGGAGACAGCTCTGATTTCAGAATTCAAAAATCTGTGTTGCAAATGCCGGATCAAGTGGGTATATTCCTGCCAAGGATGGAGAACCCATCACAACACGCATGGAGATTGGTTGTTGGGTTAGTCGCCAATGACGCTTAGGCTTTCAGATCACCTACAGTGACTACCGTAGGGCAAGAAGATGCAGTCTCCAGCCGTGTTGGTGGCGTGTAAGACGGGTTAGCGCCGTCGGTATCCCTAGCGGAACATACGTTGTGCAAACACTGCTTTATGTGAGACACCGCACCAACAACCTACAAGAGGAACAAATGGCAACAAGAAAACCCAAGGAAGCAGTCAGTGCTCGTCGTGAGCAGCTTCGGGAAGAACATGCCACTGCTGTCCGCGAAAAGATTCAAGTCTCCAGTCTGGTCAACACTCTCGAAAGCTTCGCCCTCGGCAAGGGTACGGTCAAGCTGACCGCCGCCCGGATCAAGGCGATTGAGATGCTGCTGGACAAGACTCTCCCGAACCTAGCTTCCGTCAAGCATGAGACTGACGCGAAGAGTGTTACATTCATGATTGGTTCAACCTTCACGAAGCCTGAATGACTGTCATCCAATACATGCCGCCGGGTCAGGTAGCTGCCGACTTCCACGTTTCTGAGGCTGATGTCCGAGGAATCAAGGGGCCAGTCGGTTCAGGCAAATCCTCGACCTGCTGCATGGAGATTGTCAAACACTCCCTCAAGCAGACACCACACAATGGTTGGCGCAAAGCTCGTTGGGCCGTCATCCGAAACACATACCCTGAACTGAAGTCCACCACCATCAAGACGTGGCAGACTTGGTTCAACGACGAACTCGCTCCGATCAAATGGGATGCGCCGATCACGGCTCACATGAAGATCAAGGATTGCGGAGACGGCAACGGTCTGGATCTCGAAGTCATTTTCATCGCGCTGGACAAAGCCTCCGAAACCGGAAAGCTGCGTTCACTCGAACTCACTGGAGCTTGGATCAATGAAGCCTCAGAGGTTCCGCATGAAGTCTTCGATATGGTCACGCAACGTATCGGTCGTTACCCCGCGAAGACTCACGGCGGCGGCCCCGTTCATCCGTGCGTCATCCTCGATACCAACCCGCCTGACGATGACCACTGGTATTACAAGATTGCAGAAGAAGACACTCCCGCAGGATGGGAGTTCTTTGACCAGCCGGGTGGTCTCATTCGTTTTCAAGAGGGCGATGATGTCCGCTATGAACCGAATCCAGAAGCGGAGAATGTGTTCAACCTTCCTCAAGGGTATGAGTATTACCTGAAGATGATCAAGGGCAAGACGGACGACTGGATCAAAGTCTTCGTCCTCGGCCAGTACGGAACCACCGCTGACGGCAAGCCAGTCTTTCCTGAGTACAACGACAGAATCCATGTCGCCGAAAATGAGATCGAGCCCAATCGTGGGCTGCCGATCTACCTCGGCTGGGATTTTGGACTCACCCCTTCTTGCATCATCGGACAGATTACGTCCCGTGGCCAGTTGGTGATCCTTGAAGAACTCGTCGCTGAAGACATGGGTATCCGCCAGTTCGCACAGGAGATCGTCAAGCCGACCCTGATGACGACCTACGCCGGAATGAGATTCATCTCAACTGGCGACCCTGCTGGCGTTCACCGCTCCCAAGTGGACGAGCGCACCTGCTACCAAGAACTCTTGGAATGCGGGATTGCCAGTGAGCCAGCAAACACAAACGACTTCATCCCGCGCCGGGAATCTGTTGCCTACTTTCTGAACAAGCTGGCTGGCGGAGAACCCGGATTCATTCTGTCGCCAAACTGCCGTCAGCTCCGCAAGGGTTTCCTCGGCGGCTATCGGTACGAACGACTGAAGGTTGCCGGAGAGCGATATCGCGACCGTCCAATCAAGGACAAGTACAGCCACCCGCATGACGCATTGCAGTATCTCTGCCTTGCTGCGCGGACTGGACGAGTAGAAGTAAGATCCCGCCAAATTAAGAAAGCGTCCAGCAAAGCGTGGACTTGAGGAATAAACCATGACCAACGTGTATCAGGCATCAGCGCCAGTCGAAGCCGACATCAGCGCCGTCCAAGCACCGGGCGTGGATAACTCCGACCTGATTTCTATTGGCATTGCCGGACACATCAACTCGTGCTGGAATCAGGCCAAGATGGCCAAGATCGACATCACCGAGCGTTTGCTCAAATGCGAGCGCCAGCGCCGTGGTGAATACGATCCTGACAAAGCCATCGAGATTGCAGAGACCGGCGGCTCAGACATCTACATGATGCTGACAGACGTAAAGTGCTCGGCTGCCAAGTCGTGGATTCAGGACGTGATGCTTCAAGCAGATCGCCCGTTCGATCTCGTGCCTTCGCAAGAACCACAGATTCCTCCTGAAGTTCGTCTGTCCATTGTGGATTTCGTTCGCACAGAAGCCGAAGCCTACGTTCAGGCCGGAGAGCAACTGCATCCAGAAGCGTTCCGCCGCCGGATGACAGAAGTCCACGACATGATCGCCTTGCGCGTTAAGGAAGAAGCCAAGGCTACGGCCGAGCGCATGGCCAAGGTCATCCAAGATCAATTGGACACTGGCCGCTTTAAGCCTGCCATGCAGGACTTCATTGACGACTTCGTGACCTACCCCACGGCCGTCCTCAAAGGCCCATCTGTCCGCAAGAAGAAGCGCCTCCAGTGGGGGCCAAACTTCACGCCTATCGTGTTGAACGACATGATCCGCGAAGTCGAGCGTGTCTCCCCTTACGACATCTTCCCAAGCGCCAACTCAATGGGCGTGGATGATGGCTTCCTGATCCAGCGCCACCGCCTGACGGCCAAGACTCTGGAGTCCATGAAGGGCGTTCCCGGATACTCGGATGCAGACATTGACCAAGTGATCATCCGCTACGCACGGACTGGCTACCGCTACAACGAGTACGGCGACCAGCAGCGCGACGACCTCGAAGGCAAGATGAACTCCCAGATGCACAACGATCACCTGATCGAAGCATTGGAGTTCTGGGGGCCAGTGATGGGCGACATGCTGATCCAGTGGGGCATGAAGAACGTCAAGCCAAACCAAGTCTATGAAGTGAATGCTTGGCAAGTGGCTGGCTTCACGATCAAGGTCGTGCTGAATCCCGATCCACTGGGCGAGCGCCCATACGAAATCGCTTCTTGGCGCACCATCCCCGGAGCCTTCTGGGGCATGGGCTTGCCTGAGAACATGCGCGATGTGCAGATCATGTGTAACGCCTCGGCTCGCGCCTTGGCCAACAACATGGGCATTGGCTCCGGCCCACAGGTCGAGGTCGCTGTTGACCGTCTGGCCGATGGCGAAGACATCACACAGATGTACCCTTGGAAGATCTGGCAAACCACGTCTGATAAGACTGGCGGTGGTCAGCCCGGTGTTCGGTTCTTCATGCCTGAGATGAAGGCGGCTGAACTGATGGGCATCTACAACCAGTTCGCCAAGCAAGCCGATGAAGTGACGGGCATCCCGAACTACATCTATGGTTCTGGCTCTGGCGCTTCTGGTGCAGGCCGCACAGCATCTGGCCTGTCCATGCTGATGGACAACGCCGCCAAGGGGATTAAGTCAGCGGTCACTACCATT